TACCCCCAAAAAATGAAGGCAGAGAACTATTATAATAATACACACTCAGGGGGGGTTTCTGTTCTCTCTTTGTTCCTCAATTGCTGCCAGGTGTGACAATATTGTAACAGTGTTGCACAAATGCGTGATATATGTGCAATAGTGTTACAATATTGGTACAATGTTGTGTGACAATTGTGCAACACATTGTTGCTATGTGATTGATTTGCAACAGTGTTATTATATTGGTACAGTGTGTTACAATATTGGTACAGTGTGCGAGTGTGCTTGGTGTACATCTATTGACTGTTAAACTATTGGATTGCTTAAATAATAGGCAATAAACTATAGGCTATTTTAAGACGTTTTAAAGCTATGTAATTTAAATAGTGTACTGGTACACCTGATAAGCTTAAACACGCTGTAACACGCTTACAATGGCTTGTAGGGCTATTTCTCGCTAGGTTGTAAGTAATGCTTTTTATATAGCAGTATGAGTGAAAGACATAAACACGCTGTAACGTGCTTAAAATGGCATATAGGCATAAAAAAACCCGGTGATTAAACCGGGCTTAGTTTTGAGAATGTTGAGGATTTTATTCAGAAAACAAGCTATCGTGATACTTAACCAGGTAACCTCCCATTCCCATCATGGCAGAAAACAACGGCTTATCATCGATTGTCCAAGGTTTACTATTTGGACCTTCGGACGTGATCTTATAAGTACCATCAAACTTTTGGATGAAATACCCAGCTTTTCTTAAAGCTTTAATGGTTTGTTGAGTTTCCTTTTTAGTCCACATTTTAGTAGTCATAATTTTAATTCTCCAAATTAAGCCAGTATTGGCTAGTATATTAGTAGCCTATTTTTTAAAGTAAATCAACAAAAAAATACCCAGTGTAAAATTAATCACACTGGGCCAAGTTTGGAGAATAAAATCTAATGCTTTTTATAGGATACGTTTTTAATGCCTTTATTCCAGCAAGCCCGACAATCACCGCAATTGTTTTTACGGGTATAAGCTTTGCACTCTTGGCCAATTGGCTCGTGGTCTTTTGTATGGACTGTACTTGTGCACAAATTTGGCAACAATGCACCATATGATCTAGTCGTAGCCTTACCGTTTATTTTGGAACCTGATATACGAACGCATAAGTTTTCAGGTATTGCGTAGGCATTTACATAGTTACGTTCTTGGGTAGGTAACCAATGTGCAATATTTGGTGTTCTTTCACAAACCAGACAAATTGCCTTGAACATTTGTTCACTTTGTAAATCTCCAGCGTCGAACCATCGATGATACCTAACCTTAGTCTTTTCAGCTTGTCGCTCAATTTGAAACACCATTGCAGATACCCAAGTGAATAATTTGTCTTCTACTACTGCCTTATTATATTTTGCAAGGTTTAACTTGTACCCCATGTCTACACTTGGTCTAAGCTTTTGAAGCTTCCTAGCGTAGCAACTATTACAGCTTGTACCTTTTATTTTAGCAAGCTTGGAACCCGTTTGACACGCGAATGCATCAATTGAGAATGTCGTACCTGGCATTTTTGTGTTACCGTTTGAGATTTTACCTAACTCTTGTGCTTCTTTTACTAACATTTTTATTCCCCTATTGATTTAAGATAAAACAATATTGCACAAATAAAAAACCGTGTCAACTAAAAAGACGGGGTAAAATTAATCACCCCGCCTAACCAGTTAACCTGCGAAATTGTACAAATTGCGACCATTTGCTTTTTCTATATATAGCGAACGTTTACCAAAATGTAAACCTGTCATGGTTGAGCCACTGGTAATATCATATCTAGTTTTACCCCCACGCCTACGATATAAACCTTTGACCACACCGAAAAGACAAAAACGCTTTCCGCTCGTGCCATCATTAAGACTTTTTGTTTTTAACATACTATAACTCCTTTGATTTAAGATTTGTACACTTAACCACACTTAGTTTCAATAGTCAAGTGTAAAATAAAACTTGACTACACTTAGCACACTTGCTACACTTCGTAGACATTAACAGAAAAGGGATATTATGAGAAAAAAAGACATAAAAGATTTAATTTATTTAGGTATATTTTTTGCCATGGTAATTATAGGGGCTACTTTGATGGGTGCTATCAATGGATAAATTTGACGAAGAGGCTTTCATACAATGGAAAAACTACCAAGAAAGTCGCACTAATTTTTTACCCGATTGGTACAAAAATGCAAGTGACCAACAGCGTAGACAATATTTTTTAAAAGACTACAAAGGGTAACACAATGGAACAATTAGAACCAAACACATTAATCTTACTAGAGATTTTGTCAGACAATGAAGAGCTGAGTGATTGCTTAGAAGGCTTGGTGGATCTTGCACTTGTAAACGATAGACACCAATTGCACTTTATAAAAGAGGCGATTGTGGACTATTCCTTAAAGTTTTACCCTAATTTACCAGAATATATAAATTAGTACTTGACAGTCCTACAAAATAGTGTACCCTATACACTTAGTACTATATGTACTAAGTGTACACTTCAATAGAGTATTCTACACTTAGTACTAAGTGTACTAAGTGTATCAATGTTGTACAATGGAGGTAATATGTTTGTCATTTTCTTTTTAGCCGTTCTCGTAGGATCAACACAATCCGACTACTTAAACACCATCAAGCAAGAGCAAGACCAAGGTGCCACCTGGCACTACACTGGAGGTCAACCAGCGGACCCCAGTGCTCAACAGTTGTTTAATGCTGAGACTATATACTGGAAGTTACAATATGAAAAGTAAAGTACCACCGTTGGACAAACGGATCTTGACATACGAGCGTAAACCACCTATACCTCCAACAATAGACATTAGGGTATAATCATGAGATGTATTATTTGTGATCATAGGCTAGAGCTATCAAGAAAGATAGACTTGTGCCCGGAGTGTAGCGATTCCATAGCCAAGGTGTACGATGACGAACCACCAAAAGACTTTGACGATTACTCTTACATTATTAAGGAGAACAACAAGAATGATTAGTATTATTGGGTTTTTATTAGTGCTATTGTCTAACCTAGAGAAGAAATTACCATGAGTTTAAACAGAGAAGAGGTTCTAGAAAGTGCTCTAGATTGTATTACCAACGATAGAGCAAATACCTACGGTAAACCAGAAGACAACTTTGGCAACATTGCCCGTCTATGGTCTGCCTATCTAAGCAGTGATGTCAGCAAGTTAGATGTTGCCATGCTCATGGTGCTGGTAAAAGTAGCCAGAACTAAAAGTAGTCCAGAACATTCTGATAATTATGTTGACATGGCAGGTTATTCTGCGTTAGCATCTGAACTAGGAAAGGAGTAACTAACATGATTTATAATGAAATTAATCTAGGTTTTGCTAAATTAGTAGTTTACACGGACAATAAAGGAGTTGTTAAGGCTAATATGGCAAACTCTGACTGTGATTATGCATTTAAAGTTCCAAAGCAGGAAATTTATACAAGAAAAGCAAAGGAGAACACTAAGTAATGTCGAACTGCTGGCACTGCAATGCTGAGTTGATTTGGGGTGGTGACCATAATATAGATCGTGAAGATGACACCTATAGCATGGTCACTAACTTGACTTGTCCTAAATGTGAGTGTATAGTATATGTTTATAAGCCAAAGGATAAAGAAAATGAGTAATAGATGGATGTGGATTTATGGAGATGAATGTGACGAATTGTGGAAACATTTTGATATGGAAGATAGAAATTCTGATGATAGAATTAAAGTAAAACTTATCGACTTTGAAGAGAAAGAGGAGTAGACATGCACGTTAATTTATTCGATTACGCTCCTAGAATAGGTTCCGGGTGGCGACAAGTAGAAGTTGTCACCGAAGGCTGGAAGTGGGTTACGATAAAGTACAACCCCAAGGTGTGGAAAGGTACAGACGTTCGTGCTCATCCTGACGATGTCTACTCTGATGTAGAGTACATCTTTGGGAGACCTATTAAATCTAAGATTAGGAAATCAATTTGGGAAACTTTACCTAAAAGTGAAACTCTCTTAGGTGTAGTGCAGGGACGTTATGCCACGTGATCCTAGCTGGAAATGGCTTAGAGCACTAGGTCATAAAATAATCCTTGCTAAGAAGGGTAAGAAGGTGTATACCCGTAAGATCAAACATAAGGTGAGTAATGAACAAAAAATCACGTATTAAAAATAGGCGTAGAAGTAATGCACCTAAAGTACCACAAGTGAAACCCGACTGGCCTACTGGTATTTATTGCGGTGGTGTTGTCGGTACTATTACTGAGCAAAATTCTGTTAAAAAGGAGAAGAAATGGAAGATTTAAAGATTGAAATGGTTTCTGAATATTGCCTTGGGAAGGGTAAAAAGCACTCTGATAAGGTAGGTTCTATATCTATAGATCACTTTGTAAGTGCAGAGGCTCTTGAAGAGTTGCTAGATGTTATTAAGTATAAAATGTTTGAGCACGATCCTGTTAAGTTAAACATCACTTTTAACACGAGTAACGGCTAATGGAGATACAGGAGTCTCAGATAGTAAGTGCTCACCAATTTTGCCCAGAGTGTGAATCCAGTGACGCTATGTCTATCTACACTGATCACACTTATTGTTTTAGCTGTCTAACTTGGAGAAGTACATTGGAAACAGCAGATGTAATACCCATGAATGTGCATAAAAGCCTTGAGGATCTTACCATAAGGACCACCGCAAAGTGGGAAGACCGTAAAATCTCTAAGGCAGTAACTAGTTTCTATGATGTTATTGTCTCAAATGGTAATGTGGAGTTTCCATATTATGACGGTACTGCTAAGATTGCTAGTAAGTTTAGAAATTTTGGTAAAGAATTTAAGACCACCGGAGAATTTAGTCAAGCAGGTATGTTCGGAGCGCATACCTTGTTAAAAGCTAAGAATTTTGAAGTAGGTAACACAGTTATTATCACCGAAGGAGAGTCTGACGCTCTTGCCGCCTTCCAAATAGCTAATAAAATCAACCCAACATCTGAGTCACTGACTCTCAACAAGACATTAGTCCCTGTTTTTAGCATTAAATCCGGTGTTGCAAGTGCAGAACGAGATATTAAAGCTAATTTAGAGATGTTAGAGAAGTTTGAGCGTATATTTGTATGCTTTGACAGTGATGAACATGGTCAGAAAGCCTCTAGGAAGGTCGCTAAGCTGTTTACACCCTCTAAGGCTAGGATAGTGACCCTAGAGCTAAAGGACGCTTGTGAGTACACTACAAAGGGCTGGGGAGACCAGTTCATGGCGCACCTTAAAGATGCTCCTATTTATACACCTAGTGGTATTGAGAACGCTTCTAACAACTTTGACCGCCTGTGGTCAGAGCAAAACTTAATCAGCATTGACTTTCCGTGGAAAGAATTAAACCAGAAGACCTTGGGCATCAGACAGCGTGAGATTGTCACTTGGGCGGCGGGAACTGGTGTTGGTAAATCCAGTTTTATGCGCGAACTACAGCACTTTTACATCAAGAACAATGATTTTAACATTGGGATAATTGCCCTGGAGGAGTCAGTTGACCGCACAAGGCGTGGAATATTAGCTATCGAAGCTAACGATAAATTACATTTGAACGAAGTGTTCGGTAAGTACTCAAAAGAGGACATAAAAGGCTTCTTTGACCCCACTTTAGGTACAGGTAAGGTATATTTGTACGATCATTTTGGCTCAATGGACTGCGAAGACTTGATAAATCGCGTTAGGTACATGGTTGTTGGCCTAGATTGCAAGGTAATATTTATAGATCACCTAAGTATTCTTGTCAGTGGTCTTGACATCCTAGATGAACGTAAAGCTATTGATAAAACAATGACCTTATTAAGACAGTTGACACAGGAAACTGAATGTGCTATACATCTTGTTGCTCACTTGAGCAGACGAAGTAACTCTGATAAATCTCACGAGGACGGTGGAGAGATCAACCTAGCTCACCTCAGAGGTTCACACGGTATCAGTCAAGTTAGTGACACTGTGATAGCCTTGGAGCGAGATACACAGTCAGATGACCAAGAAGAGGCTAACACAACTACCCTGAGAGTGTTAAAGTGTCGCTACACAGGGGATTTAGGTATAGCTGGTAGGTTAACGTACAATAAAACTAACGGTAGATTACAAACTACAAAAGATGAATTTTAATGTCGCATGTTGTTATAGATATAGAAACAGATGGGTTTGATGCAAGTGTTATACACTGTGTAGCTTGCATAGATCATCAGAACCGTGAGAGAGTATTCATAGAACCTAGCGGTCTAAGTGAGTATCTCTCTGGGTTTGATCTGGTTGTAGCTCACAATGGTATACAATTTGACTACCCTATGCTTAAAAAACTGTGGAATATATCTATACCAGCCTCTAAACAGTACGACACTTTAATTGCATCTAGGTTAATACAGCCTGATATGGAGAAAGGCCATAGTTTGGAGACTTGGGGGCTACGTTTAGGCTTCCCAAAGTCCCCTAAACCTGATGATTGGGCTATATTTACCGACGAAATGCTTGCATACTGTAAAGTAGATGTTATTGTCTGTAGCTTAGTGTACCAAAAGGTACAAGAAGAGCTACAAAACTTCTCAAAAGAGTCCCTTTATAGCGAATTTAAGCTACAAAGGATGATAAACACCGTAAAAAACAACGGTTTCTACTTTAAAGAAGACGATGCTATAAACTTACTTTCTGAGATAGAGCAGAAGCAGGATGTTATTAAAGCAGAAATAAACAAAGTGTTTAACTCTAGATTTATAATAATGAAGACAAAGATCAAGGAGTTACCATTTAATATTAACAGTAGGGATCAAATAGCTTCCCAATTGATACACCTTGGCTGGGAGCCTAAAGAGTTTACCCCTTCCGGTAAGGCAAAGGTAAACGAGGATGTCCTAGATGGTGTAAATATACCACAGGCTAAATTAATATCAAGTAATTTTATGCTACATAAACGTGCGGCTATGCTTAAATCTTGGATCAAGGCTACTAATGGAGATTCTAGGGTACGTTGTCAGTACCACTCTCTAGGTGCAGTGACCAACCGTATGTCTTGCTCTGGTCCTAATTTACAGCAAGTACCGTCTGTTAGAAAACCATACGGAGAAGAATGTAGAAAGCTTTGGTCTTGTCAGTCTGGAAATATGCTCGTAGGGTCAGATGCTCAAGGCTTAGAGCTTCGCGTGTTAGCCCACTATATAAATGACCCTGAGTACACCAAGGAGGTCTTAGAAGGGGACATACACACCACTAATCAATTAGCGGCAGGTCTTAGTACCAGAGATGAAGCAAAGACGTTTATATACGCTCTGTGCTATGGTGCTGGGGATGCTAAATTAGGTACGGTAGTTGGTGGTAACGCCAAAGACGGTGCTCAACTGAGAGCAAGTTTCTTTGCTAAAATACCAGCATTTAAGAAATTTGCAACAAAAGTAATAAGCAAAGGAGAAAAGTATGGTAAGTTAACAGCAATTGATGGTAGGATCTTAAAGGTCCGTAGTTCTCACGCAAGCTTAAACACCTTGATACAAGGAAGCTCTGCTGTACTTATGAAAAACTGGTTTATGAACACCGCTTTAGACTTAAAAAGGAGGTCTGTAAATGCTGGAGTTGTTGCTATGGTACATGATGAAATTATTTTAGAATGTAGTGATAATTTAGTTGACACTGTTGCAGAATCTGTTAAACTAGGTATAAGGCTAGTAAATCAACAGTTCAATATACGATGTAGTTTAGACTGTGATGTTAATTTTGGAACTAATTGGAAGGAAATACATTAATGACGTTTCATTATATTGAAGGCAAGTTAGAGTACGCTATGATTTTTGACAAGAAAGATATGTTTGATCGCTGGAGTACTGTGCTCTTGCTTGAAGGTGATCAAATAATTAATGCTAAGAAGCTTAACCTCAAGATAAATCAAAAAGAGGATAAGTTTGATAATATTCCTTATGTCTCACTCAAGACAACAATGCCTCCCAAGGTGTACGATGAGGAGAACAACCAGTACAAGGGGCCGACTATGCTAACGTCAGGAAGCGAAGGTGTTGTGAAGCTCACGCAGAAAGCGTATGATAATAAGTTTGGTAAGGGCATCACCACCTATATAGACAGCGTTAAGATTACTAAAGCTGTGCCTTGGTCACCCCCAGATGCTGACGACTTTGCTCAAGGGGAGGGAGACAGCGAGTTCTAGTTGACTACGGTCACTGGGATGTTAATCTGGTAGGCGAGTTCTCCCCCGAAGATCACTTTGGATTCGTCTACCGGATAAC